TGAATAATTTGCGTTTGCAATTATTAAGTTTGTTCGCGTTAACCGAGCTTACATCCGGGCAACTCCACTCTTCTACTAATCCGCCTGTCGATCCTAGTTCAGCCCCATCATAAACACACCCTTCAACTTGCAACCAACCTGTTCTTCCAGGATGTGTTTATGGTGGAGCTGTCGGGTACCGCCCCCGAGTCCAGCTCGTCGTTTGAATTGCTTCAACGTTACATACTATTTATAACATGTTTATATGATTGTGTCAAGTTCTTTTTGTGCTTTAGTTGATACTTTTTTCTCTGGATCTACAAGTTTGCGTAGCCAGCTATCAGCAATATATGCTTTAGGCGATGGACCTAATTGTATGTTTAAATCTTCTGCTTCAATCCACCAGTAATGATCATGAACAGCACAAGTTGATGTCATACCAAACGCTTCGAACTGTTCACCTTCTTTAAATTTGCCAATGTATTCGGCTACATTAACAATGCGTCCTACATTGGCAGGATTAATACTAAAAACAATTACTGCTTTATCGCCTTCTTCTACGTTCATTCGCCTTCTTTCTTTTTAGGCTTGCGTCCGTAAAAACCACCTTTGATTTCTAAGTTTTCAGTTCGTGCAAAAGGTTCACAAACTTCAATCTCGCCGCCTTTGGCAAGAAATTCGTCCATTAATCTTTTTGTTTCATCGTCAGTTTTTCTTGGTGTTGGATTCATAGTCCTATCAGTCCCCATCCGTGGTTTGCTATTGCATTTAAGATGATAAAAAGACCAACAAGTACTTCAAATAAAACTATACCAGTTCTAATGACAGCAACTTTGTCAGCCTTTCTATCTTCGTCAAAGGCCTTACTCCCTAAGGCTTTAGCCCAGACAATCCACATTACATTGCGTTCTTGCGTTCTTGGATTTCCTTTCTTCGGCCTTTTGTTAACTTGCCGAGGTCTCCGAGTGCTGAACGTGCGCGAGTTGCCGCTGCTTTGACATTCTTTTCTTCCCATGCCGTATGTTCGACTAGGTAAGCATTAAATGCTTCTACAATTTTATCATGTTCTGTCATATATTTTCTCCTATTATATATTGGTACAACTCTTTCCAAGTTGTGACTTTTTTCATGCCATCTGATATATCATCATGCATATTAAATCCATGCTCAATCAGTATGGGTTTCAAACCTAAATCTAATCCAAGTTGTGCATTAGATAGTTTGTCTTCGATCCAGTACAAGCCTGAATCCTTATATGGTTCTAGTGCTTCATCTTTATCCGCACCTGTATCTAAACAAACCAATTCTTCAAAAGCTGTTTCTCCAAACAGTTTTTCCAAATTCATTTTACGAAGTTTATAAGCACTAGGATCTAAAGACATAGACGTAATGCAACGGAATACATATCCGTGTTCTTCGTGTAATCGTTTAACGTAATACATAGCGTCACGCAGTGCGGGTAGAAAGCCCATTGCTGCACTTTCATTAAATACCTTTACGTGCTTAATCGCTTCATTGCGAGAAATATTAAAACGCTTGGCAATGTCATATTCCCAATTACCGTTTTCAATCTGCGTATATCCACGCTGTTCTAAATAACAGCAGAACGCATATTCCCAGTTCAACAATACGCCATCAGCGTCTGTTAGTATTACCTTATCGTTATATTTTTTCATATTGCCTCTTTGCCTATTTGTATATTATGTTTTACTATAACATATAAACAAGAAGCTGTCAACCAATAATTACGGTGCTTGCGCCGTTTGATCCAGTCGATCCACAAGATATTGCATCACCTTCACGATGAACTTCTTTTTCATTTATATAAACAGATCCGCTACCTGCAGAAGCTGTTGCATTGTGTGGCGACGAACCCGGACATGCATGAGCTTGATATGCATCGCCTTTACGTACTACTAATTCGCCTTCGGCATACACGTTACCGCTAGATTCTGTTGGTACTCTAGGCGGTGCGCCGCACGGATCTGCTGTTGATGCTGAAGTTATTTTGATAGCTGCTGGCATAAAATTATTTATCTTATACTATTTGTATATTACTAGTAGTTGCAGTATATTGATCTGCAATTTCGTCTTCTGTTTTTGCAACACAAGTTACTGTTGTTGCTAAAATATTAAACTTTGCTTCAGGAGAGACACTAAACATAAATGGTGCTAGTCCTAAGCCTTGCTGTTGCATAATTAATACCATAGGTTTATGTACTACAAACTTAGTTGGTGTTTCGTCATCTAATCGTGCAACAATTTCTTCACCTGAACTTAGTTTTAGAGACACTGTGTCTCCATTTTTATAAGGTGTTTCAATTAACATTATAATGTGTGTCCTGTTCCGTTATAACCTGTTTCTTCCAAGTAAGTACCTAACTGGTCCTTACCGCCTATCGGTGTTCCGCTAACTTTAATCTGTGGAAAAGTACGTGCTCCAGGAAACATTTCTAGTATTTCCTCACGAGTAAAGTCTGTGTCTAGTTGATAATATTTGTATTTTAATTCACGCTGTTCGCAAAGTCTCTTTGCTTGATCACAATGCGGGCATGCTGGTTTTCCATAAATTTCAATCATAAACTAAATCCTTTGAGTGAGTCTGTTGTTACATCTTGTTTGATGCCACCGATTACATAAGATTCAACTTCTGTTTCTTGTGGGGCGACTTGCAAGCCTGAACTTGAAAGCCAATGCTGTGTCCACGGTAGCGGATTAGTGTTTACTGGTGCATCAAAGATTGCGTTAAAGCCAAGTGCTTTAAGTCTGCGGTTTGCAATATATTCTACATATTGGTTAAGCAGAGCAGCATTAAGTCCAATCATTGATCCATCTTTAAATAGATAGTCAGCCCAGTCCTTTTCTTCTGCAACACATTCGCGCCACAGTTCGTATACATCTGCTTCACACTCTTTTGCAATCTTAGACATTTCTGGATCATCTTTGCCTTGTGCCCACAACTTCAATACGTGTGTGCTTAGTGCTAGATGCTGTGCCTCGTCACGAGCAATTAATGAAATAATCTTTGCAGAGCCTTCCATTAGTTTTAGTTCGCCGAAGCCAAATGTACATGCAAAACTTACGTAGAAACGCAAGCCTTCTAGAATGTTTACAGTCATCATTGCAAGATACAGTTTCTTCTTAACGTCATAAAGGCTACCTTCGCCTCTGTGATTATAAGCATCTGCTGCTTCTGTAAATTCGTCGTAGTGCTTAGTAACACTCATTGCACGAGCAATAATTTTCTCGTCATCTAAGATAGTATCAAATACTTCTGACGGGTCAGCATACACGTTCTTCATAATATGTGTATAGCTACGTGAATGGATTGTTTCAAAGAAGTCCCAAGTAACAATACATCCCTCTAGTTCAGGAAGTGAAACATGCGGCAAAAATGCTAGGCATGGACCACGTCCTTGGACACTGTCAAGTAGTGTTTGGTATTTTAAATTACTTGTAAAGATGTGTTTCTGCTCTGGGCGGAAGTTTGCAAAGTCAGCACGGTCTTTTTGTAGACTTACTTCTTCTGGACGCCAAAAGTATCCTAGCATTGTTTGATTTAATTTATCAAACACAGGAAACTTAAACGTGTCGTAACGTTGCGTGTTTTGATCTGCTCCGAAGAACATATCCTGTTTTGTGAAGTCTACTTTTTCACGGTTAAAAACTGTCTTTGCCATCTTATTATTAATTCCTATCTCTCTGTGTTACTGTATTAGTATAACTTAGTTGACTAGTAAAGTCAACTAGTTTTTTTAAATTGCACAACTATCACAGAACTCTTCGTATTCGTCGTCGGTTCCGCTAAATTCTTCTCTTGCTAAAGGCTGTTGTACTTCATCTGGTATTTCACTTGGATCAGTTTTATAATCATAAGTGTTCTGGTAATACGATGTCTTCCAGCCTAACTTGTATGTGGTTAACAAGTCATTAATCATTTGACTCATTGGTACTTCATTGTTCTCAAAGTGGGTTGGATTATAACTCCAGTTACCTGATATACCTTGATCAAAGAACTTTTGCATTACTGATACTACATTGATATAACCTTCGTTGCTTGGCATATCCCAGAGCAAAGTATAATTGTTCTTCAACGTATGATACTGTGGTACAATCTGCTTAAGAGGCCCTTTCTTGGACTTCTTAACGGACAAGTATCCTCTAGGCGGCTCAATTCCGTTTGTTGCGTTCGACACAACGGATGAACTCTCTGAAGGCATTTGTGCGGACAATGTACTGTGCCGTAAGCCGTGGTCCTTGATATCATTGCGTAGGCTATCCCAATCATAATTTAACTTGTTCTCCACAATAGTATCAACATCTTTCTTATATGTATCAATAGGTAAGATGCCGTCACTGTATTTAGTGCGGTTAAAGTACTCACAAGCACCTCTCTCCTGCGCTAATTTGTTGCTGGCTTTAAGCAAGTAATATTGAAATGCTTCTGACAAATTGTGTACCATTGTCCATGCTTCTTGATCTGCATAGTTTACGTGATTCTTTGCTAGGTAGTGTGCTAGTCCAATATATCCTACGCCCAATGAACGTCTTGCTTTTGTGCTAATTTCTGCTGCCTTAATTGGATACTTCTGATAGTCAATAATCTCTTCTAATGCACGTACTGCAAGCTCACACAGCTCTTCTAAGTCGTCTAAACTCTTAATAACACCTACGTTAATAGCTGATAAAATACATAGCGCAATTTCGCCTTCTTCGTCATCAATATGATTAAGTGGCTTAGTAGGTAATGTAATCTCCTGGCACAAGTTACTCATATATACTGTGTCTTTGAATGAGCTGTGTGTGTTGCAGTGGTCCACATTCATAAGATAAATGCGTCCTGTCTCTGCACGTTCTTTAATCAACGCACTAAACAATTCCATTGCTGGGATAGACTTTTTCTTGATGCTCGTAGCACGTTCATACTTTTCATATAGTTCTTGGAACACATCTGGCTCACCAAAGTATGCATCGTAAAGACCTGGAACATCATGCGGCGAGAACAAAGTTATATCACCACCAGATAAAAGTCTTTCATACATAGTTTTGTTAAGCTGAATTGAATAATCTAATTTACGTACACGATTGTCCTCAGTACCTTTGTTGTTCTTTAGTACAAGGATGTCTTCAATCTCTTGATGCCAAAACGGGAAGTGTACAGTGGCCGAGCCACCACGTACACCATTTTGTGTACAACAACGTACTGTGCTTTCAAACTTCTTTAGGAACGGAACAATACCTGTGTGTGCTACTTCTCCGCCTCTGATGCGCGAGTTGACGCCTCTGATGCGGCCCGCATTGATGCCAATACCCGCTCGTTGTGCAGTGTATCTACCAATCGACATGTCACTTGCAAAGATACTATCAAGGGTGTCATCGCTATCAACAAGGACGCACGAAGCAAACTGTCGCACAGGCGTTCTGACTC